TTTGAATTAATAAATAAAGATTTATTAATTCAAGTCCATTCAAAGAAACCTCAGAGCAAAACTGCAAAATCCAGGTCGCAAACAAGCCTGTGTTCCCCAATTGAAGAAAGAGCGAGACAGGACTCGCGCCGCAAAGAAACAATTTGCCATTCCCAACACGTATCGGAATGCTTCTTCGTCCAAACAAAACGATCAAGAAAAGGAACAAAAATGCCACGGCTGTGGCAAGGTTGGTCATTTCGTCCGAAATTGCAAGGCGAAAGGTGCCCGTAACGGGTTCAACTGGAAAGCTAAACCTACAGAGGTGGCTTTCCGGGATCTCGTTCACCAAGAGGCCGCAGCACGAGACGCCATCGTCGATCTTAAAGATGATATGGCGGATCGCCTCGCGGCGCTCGAAGATTACGCCCAGAAAGTCAACCCCCCGCAGCCACCGATCCCGCTTCCCTTTGAAGCCGAACCAATGCAGGTACCCAAGGAACCAGAGATCATACCAGAACCCCAAGTTAAGATCAAAAATCGCATCGATCCATATGACCACAGAGTTGACGACCTGTCAACTTTTAGGTCTTTCAGATGGACAGCCAACGACTGGGACGTGGACAAACTCAGAGTTTATTCCTCAGGATGGACTCTTCCGATCGGAGCAACAGATGTCAGTGGAGAACATAGCACTTATAAATTCAGAATTAAATTGTCCCCACTCGAATTCATGTGGGGATGCCTTCTGCTTCTTCCCGCCTCAATCTTATGCTTCGGAATCGAATTTCTGTTTTCACTGCCAGATCCTACGGTGTTTAGATTATCTTTCATCGGGTTCTTCATCCCAATCTGCATTGTGGTGTATCAAATGTGCGTAAAAATGGTTAGAAATTATTTATTGTGGATGCCATTTACTCACTACAAAGTCGCTTTAAAATATACACCGGTCCCGGACTTGACGACTGACAAAAGACCATTAGCCACAGGGGCAGACAGTCTCGTCCAAACAAATTCCACTTTCGCACAGGCGAAGTTCTCTCGCACTGGGTTTTTCTCACTGTTCCCTGGCTTTATGTGTGTAACAAAAGCCGTTCGGGTAGACTTAGTGTCGCTCAGCAAGATTTCACAGCTGACGGCGCCGAACAACATGCTCATGTTGAGTACCAATGAAAATATTAAAGCTCGGCTAGAATATTCCATGGCTCACATGCAAAAGATAAACCACGATGAGTCACATCCCCTGCTTGGATTCATGCCTAATATGGATGAAGTTCTTGTTGCTTACGGTATCTGGCGTCGTTCCATTCAACGACGCGATAAACGCGATTTTTAGAGGGCGGCAAAAAGGGCCCCATCTATGCCTATGGTTATAATTACAAAGAAGTCTTCCTACCCAAACTCCCTGACTGGAAACCGGTTGATGTGGTCATGCACACAACACATGGTCCAGAGATTCGACCAGCAGTCGCAGAGAGTCTTGGCTGCCACGTTCCAGGAGCCAAACTTCCCCATGTTAACCCATCAGATGGAAAAACGACCCTTGCCGGAGCCCTAAAACGGTTTTGCACAAAACCACCAGATCCCGACATGAGATTGTTTAATGATCTCTTGAATTTCACCCGTACATTAGTCCAAGAAAAGTTCTGTCCCTTGCCAGCCGATTCAGATGTATCGGTCGAACACTGGCTCGCAACAAACACCACTTACACGTTAGCCCGAAAAGAAGCGCTCTTAGCGAAACATCGTGAGATAAATACCACGAATGATCCAAAAATTTTCGAGGCCAAATGCTTTGTGAAGGATGAAGAATACCCTGAATACAAGCATGCCCGTTGCATAAATTCTCGCACTGACCAATTTAAAACATTAGTCGGCCCAATTTTTCATCTCATTGAGAAAGAATTGTTCAAGAGACCTGAGTTCATAAAGTACATCCCTGTACCAGATAGACCAGAATATCTCATGGATAGACTCTACTCAGTGGGAGCAAAATATGTCGAAACCGACTACAAAGCGTGCGAAGCCCATTTTGATGATCTTCGATTCGAAATTGAATTCATTTTTTATGAGTACATGACAAAGGCAGTCGATGGCGGCGCCGCATTCATGAAGCTCATTAATAAAGCACTTCGTGGTAGAAACAAGTGCATCTTTAAAGAATTCACCCTTTGGGTCGATGCTTGTCGCCTCTCCGGGGAGATGAATACGTCTCTTGGAAATGGCTTTGTCAACTGGGTTCTTGCTGAATTCACAGCTTTTGTCAATAAAGCAGAGGGATTCGCCGTCGTCTGCGAAGGCGATGATGGAGCCATCCGCTCAGATCCCCTTCCAACAGCAAATGATTACAAGGCTGTAGGCTTTTCCATAGAAGCCGAGCCACAAACGAAGATTAGTGGAATGAAGTTCTGTGGATTGATCTATGATGATGACGACCGCGTCAACGTCACTGATCCTGTGACCGAGATTTTATCCTTTGGATGGACAAATCAACGGTACGTGGGTGCTGCCCACAGAACAAAAATGGCCCTGTTGCGGGCTAAGTCCATTTCTATGCTATACCAATACAGCGGATGTCCCGTCCTCCGCAGCCTCGCACTCTATGGTCTTAGAGTGACGTCCGGCTTCTGCGTCGACCGCATCGCGAAACTCATGTCAGTGTATGAGCGCGAAAGGTTTTACGAAGCCTATGACCACGTCAGAAGACACAAGTTTGAATCGTTGATAACTAAACAAATTGGAGTCAAAACACGAATGTTAGTCGAGGAGAGATTCGGTCTGCGCCTCGATGATCAACTGATCATCGAGAAGCACCTCGATTCAATGAATGAAATCAAGCCCATCGACATTCCAGTTTTGAGTCTTTACTTCAAGTCCGATCAAACTCACTACTACGCCAACTACGTAGCCGAATTCCAACAAGACTCTTTTGACGAATCTTTTAAACGCACTCCGCCGTTTTCCTTTCCCCTTCTTGTTGGAGGTCCCGACGAATTCCGAATTGTAAATAAACAAGTCCTTCGGTGCATCCCAGACTGAACTCCCCGTGGCAGGGGGGGTCGGTTCGAGATGTAGGGTCAATGCATGCAACGTAC